AGGTAGATTACCAATAATAATCATTAGGAGAGAAGGCGCTGCCAATAGGTCACACCTAAAACATCTCTCATGACTGAAGCTACTAATGAAAAATAGGCAACTCACACCAAGGGGCCTCAATAGCATATATTAAACTTCGGCCCGATCAACTCCGACATGAGATTAGAACTCCCACTCGTCATCATCTGTTAGCTCAGTAGGGTAAACAGTATCCAAGCGGGCATGGCGTGCCCACCTTCTCCGGTCCTGTTCTTCTTGGTCATATTTGACACGAGCAAATATTTCACCATATGAGGGAAATCCATTAAGGATCAACCTCACACCCTCCAAACCACCAAGCTTCCGCAGAAACTTTCTCTGCTCATTTGACAGCTTGTCCTCATTTTCATTGTAAATGGCCAGTGTCAATCTTATTTCATTTGTTATCTCAGATAAATTTGGCAGTGATGAGATAATAAAGTCGTGGTACCTCTGTAAGAAATTGTGAGCACGGAGATTTGTCCCGTAACAATCACATGCAAGACTCCTGAGGCGGATCAAATGAGTAGCAATATCCTGGTTATCCATTGGGACACAAGTTGACTTGTGGATGTAGTCCACAGTTGGACGCCATGGGTATGCGTAGCCGTCCCTAGAACGGACAAAGTAACGCTTGAGGTACTTGACTCCCTTGTAACTCAACTCAATCCCGCCAATGTCATGACCGGCCTGGGAAAAGAAACAAGACAACGTCTCGTCCTCCCTGTCATCTGTGTCTCTCAGGACATACGTCTCCTCCATCTTAAGCTGCATGAAGAACCGTGACTTCAAATAGTCGCGTAATTGGGCTGGGATATTGGAATTCCCATTACATATGAAGTTTATCGCTCTGATATCATACCCAATCACAACATCATCACCATACTCACTGATGCGCTTGAAACACCTCTTGAACTCAGGCCAGTCTTTAATAAGGAGCGAACCAAGATGTAGGTCGAAACATTCCAAGAGCAGTTCAAGATAAATACTATCTCCAAGGGATGTGATCAGCATTCCACTAAACATCATTCCGACTATTATCTTCCACTCGTCACCAAACCACTTCACAACCTTGGCAATTGAGCTATCAAGAGAGAAGGCAATCAGGGTGCGAACCATAGGCCAATTCTGATGGTCAATGTTGTATGCCATCGTGGGAAAAAGAATCGCCAACATCAGTATAGAGGCCAG